GGTTTAGCTAATGGCTTATGCTTTAGGAAAATACTCACAAGCAATATGTGATAGGTGTGGCTTTCAATACCCCTATCTTGATTTGCGGCAAGAATGGAATAATTTTAAAGTTTGCCCAGAGTGTTATGAACCTAAAGCTAGACAGTTAGAACCTACCCAGACAGGTTCGGATCCAGAAGCCTTGTTTCAACCCAGACCAGATGTTGCAGAAACCACAGATGTTACTATTACTTTTCCAGTAACCAATGATGGTACTTTTTCAAAAGTCCCCTTTCTCCCCGAAATGCAAACTGGTGTTGGCTCTGTCACCTTTGGTGGGGATGTCACAACACCTGTTACTGAAGGTGTTACAGGCGTTTCCGCAACAGGTTTCATAGGAACCGTTACACCATCAGGTACAGGAACATCTATAGCGGCTACTTATACTGTTACAGTTGCTTCTTATCTCGGAGCGAATAAATATTACATTGATGGTGTTAGACAAGATACCGTCAGTTTGTCGGAGGGCAGCACTTACAGATTCGATCAATCGGATAGTAGTAATTCTTCCCATCCTTTACGGCTATCAACAACTTCTGATGGCACACATGGGGGAGGGTCACAATATACTACAGGAGTTAGCACAAGCGGTTCTCCAGGATCTGCAGGGGCGTATACCCAAATAACAGTAGCTTCTGGAGCTCCGACATTGTACTACTATTGTACAAATCATAGTGGCATGGGCGGTCAGGTGGATACACCATGAGTTATACATATACACAGTTAAAATCTTCTATTCAAGAGTATACCGACAATAATGAAACAAGTTTTGTTTCTAATTTAAATAGGTTTATTGAAGCAGCAGAACAACGTATTTTTTCAACGGTGGATTTAGAATATTTCCGTAAAAATGCTTCTGGAGCAATGACTTCGGGTAATCAATTTTTAGCAATGCCCACAGATTATTTAGCTTCTTTTAGTGTTTCTATTGAAAACTCTGGCTCTAAAGTATTTCTTTTACAAAAAGATGTTAATTTTCTTCAAGAATCTTACCCCGATAGTACCGTGACAGGTATACCTAAATATTACGCAGCATACGATGTAACCAACTTTATAATTGCTCCGACACCAAATGCTAATTTTTCTACAGAGCTTCATTATTATTATCGTCCTACCAGTTTAACAGATAGTAAAGTTACCATTACAATTAGCAGAGTTGCCCAGCCAACCAATTTCCAGCTTAACCAGACCATTACAGGTGGAACTAGTGGAGCGAGTACTACTATTAGCACCCTTACTTCAAACACAGAGTTTGTTGTTACCGTTCCTACTGGAACTTTTGTTGTTGGAGAACTTATAACAGGTGATTCCACTGGTACGCCTCCGACAGGAACTATTGTTTCGATTTCCCCTGACACAACATTGACATGGGTTAGTGAAAATGCTCCTAACGCTCTTCTATACGGTAGTTTATTTGAAGCCTATACTTATATGAAAGGTGAAAGGGATATGTTGGATTTGTATAATGGAAGATTTTCAGAAGCCCTTGGTAGAATAAAAGATTTAGGGGAAGCTCGCGAAAATACAGATGCATACAGAGCAGGGCTACCAAGTCGGGCAAGAACATGAAAATAGCTATAGTGGGTCTCGGCGGTAGCTTTTCCGATTATGTTTCTGCACGAATAGCTTCACAAGAATTTGATGAAATATGGGGTATAAATTGTATAGGTGGGATTATACACGTTGATAAGACGTTTATGATGGATCCAGTAAGTCGTTTCTTAGATACTGAAAATGCGGGAACCCAAACAGGGATAGCTCGTAAATTTTTAAAAGAAAACAAAAACCCTATAATAACTTGTCAGTTAGATAAGCGGGTTAAAAAACTAGAATTATTTCCTCTTAAAGAAGTCGCTACCGAGCTTGGGTATTGTTATTTTAATAATACTGTCGCGTATGCCGTAGCATATGCTATTTGGAGCAAAGCCACTCAAATTTGTTTATACGGAATAGATTATACTTACAAAAATGTTAATATGGCAGAATCAGGTAGGGCTTGTGTAGAGTTCTGGTGTGCGATAGCTGCAACTAGAGGTATAAAATTAGAAATAGCTCATGGTTCTAGCTTGCTAGATACAAATGTGCCTGAAAATGAAAAACTCTACGGATATCACAGATTAGAGGATCCTTTAGTACAAACTGTAAAAGAGGGTGGGTTGGTCATAACAAGACAGTCTGAGGTAGAGCCCCCCGAACCAGTGGAAAGTGACCCAATTATATTTGGAAGGCATGATAATGTTTGATTTGAGCGTAGGAACCGTGGGTTCTGTTAACATAATGACCTCCGAAAACGGTGGTTTATCTAACGATCAAATAGCAGATATGTTGGCAAATAAATTAATTTTTATATCTGACGATGCCCCTGAACCCATACGTTTACAAGCTGAGGCTTTTAGGGATAGAGTAAGGAATCTAGCGCAATACTATATAGAGTTGGCTAGGAAGGAAGAACGTGCTAGTATTTGCTCCAAGGTCCGTGAAGCTGGACAAATGGAACTAGCAAACGCTATTGGGAGACTGTAATGGCAATCGCACAAGCAATGTGTACAGCATTTAAACAAGAGTTGATGCTAGGGACACACAATTTCGCAACAAATGGTAACGCTTTTAAGTTGGCTCTGTATGCAGAGGGCAGTGGTGGTAAGTCTAGCACTACAGCAACTCTTGGAGCAGCGACTACTGCTTTTGTAACAACGGGAGAAGTTGCGTCAAGTGGTACATATGCTACAGGGGGTGGCGCACTTACAAAAGTTGCTCCAACCACTTCTGGGACAACAGCTTTAACTGATTTTGCGGATATTAGTTTTACAACAGCTACGATAACTGCAATGGGTGCATTGATTTATAATGACACTAATAGTAATAAAGCGGTAGCTGTACTAGATTTCAGTTCTAATAAAACATCTACTTCAGGAACTTTTACTATTCAGTTTCCCACAGCGGATGCAAGTAATGCTATAATTAGGATTGCATAACGGAGTTTAGCCGTGTCGATTGTTGCAGGTTGGGGACGAGGCAGTTGGGGTTCTGGAGCTTGGAACCAAGCTGGTGTAGTAGAAGTCACTGGTGTAGTTGGAACAGGTGCAGCGGGTAATGTAACTTCTGAAGGGTCCACTGTTTTTGCTGTTACTGGTGTAGCTGGCACAACCGCCGTTGGTGATGAACTAACAAACTGTGCTGCAAATGTTGTTGGTGTTGGCGCGGTAGCTACAACAAGTCTTGGTGAGGAAGCGGTCACTGCTGGAGCAACTTTTGCTGTAACTGGAGTTGCGGGAACTAGCGCATTAGGAAGTGAAAGTGTAACGGCGGGAGCGGGATTTGCAGTAACAGGGGTTGAGGCAACAGGAGTAGCAGGAACAGGTACACATGCACCTACCTTCTCAATAGGAGTATTCCCAACAGGGGTAGTAGGAACAGGAGCGGTAGGAGAAGAGGTTCTTTACAGGGAAATTATTCCATCACAGACACCAAATTTCACAGATGTAACAGTTTCACAAACACCAAATTTCACAGATGTAACAGTTTCACAAACACCTAACTGGACCGATATAGCAGCGTAAGGATAAGAAAATGGCAAGCACCTATGTAAATGATTTACGACTTAATGAGCTAGCTACTGGTGACGGTTCCGGTACTTGGGGAACAACAACTAATACAAACCTTGAACTTATAGCTGAAGGTCTTAGTTTTGGTACAGAAGGTATAACAACTAACGCTGATACGCATACATCAACGGTTGCTGATGGATCCACAGACCCAGCTAGATCAATGTTTATAAAATATACAGGCACTTTGGATTCGGCTTGTACAATTACTATTGCTCCAAATACCATAAGTAGAGTTCATTTTATTGAAAACGGTACATCAGGCTCACAAAATATAATAATAAAACAAGGTTCTGGAGCGACAGTAACTATAGCTCCCGGAGATGTTAAAGTTGTTTACCTTGATGGCGCGGGATCTGGCGCGGCAGTAGTTGATGCTTTTGCCTCGTTATCTGTTGCAACCTTAAACGCAACTACACTTAACGCAACTACATTTAACGCAACTGACGGTTGCACAATCACAACTGACGATAACACAACTCAGCTTACACTGACATCTACGGATGCTGATGCTTCAGAAGGTCCTCGCTTAGACCTACGCAGGAATAGCGCAAGTCCTGCTGATGATGATGTATTAGGTACAATTCGTTACAAAGGCGAAAATGATGCCGACGAAGATTTGGTCTATGCAGAAATTGAAGCTCAAGCAAAAGATGTGAGCGATGGCACAGAGGATTCAGAGCTACGCTTTTTTGTTAGAAGGGCTGGCGACCTCAAAGAAGCTATGATGCTGGGTCTAGACTCAGTAGTCTTTAATGAAGCTGGCGCAGATGTAAATTTTCGCATCGAGTCCGATGCTAAAACACACGCTTTCTTCTTAGAGGGTAGCAATAGCAACGTGGGGATTGGTACTGCCTCGCCAGTTAGAACATTGTCCGTTGAAACAACCGGTAACGCAAATGTGATTAGGGCAGTATCGGATCAAACAAGCGCAAATATAGAACTCGGTGATTCAACTGGTTCAGTACGAATTGGATGCGCTGGCAGTGGTGA